AAAGTAGCGTTGTCTTCTATTCTAGCTACTTCTGTTCCATCTGCTTGTTGAAATATAATATCTTTAGCATCAACAACTGGTCTAATAATTACATCACTTGATGAGTTAGATATTCTTAAAATTTCTGTGCCACCATCTAAGAAATTAAAATCACCGCCGTCTGCATCAAATTTAAGATCACCTGGTGCATCTAAAGTTACATCTGTTGCTCCATTTAATACAAAATCAAGAACAGTTGTACCTGCTGCCTTCATAGTAATATTATCACCATCAGCATCTAAAATAATATCTGTTGTAGCATCAAGTGTAATAGTAGACCCTGAATCTATTTCTGCAATTACAGGTGTAGTTAAAGTTTTGTTTGTTAAAGTTTGTGTTCCTATATCAGATACAAGAGTTGCAGCACTGTTTCCTATTGTGCTTCCACCAGGTAACGTTAAAGTATTTGTTGCACCTACGGAGTGTGCAGCGGATTGTAAAGTTTGCGCATGAGCATTACTTGACTCACAATAAAATAAAATTTTTGAAGCTGTACCACCATTTTTAAGATCAATAACTCCAGTTTCAATACCTACATTACCATCGATCATAACAACACCAGAACCTTTTGGAGTTAATTTAAGATCAATATTTGTGTCTCCCCCAGTTGATGCTATTTCAGGAGCATTTCCTGTAGCCGCATTTGTAATATCAAATTGGTTTACTGCTGAACTTGTTGTTTGAAATATAATTTGTTCATTGCCATTTTCGTCACCAATAAAGTGTGCATCATCAATTAAAATATTGTGTGAGTTAGTATCTAAGTTTGCACCTAATTGTGGAGACGTATCCTCTACTACATTTGATATTGCACCTGATGTAGCTAGCCCTGATACAACAGTTGATCTTGCAACTTTTTTAAGACCACCACCTGAAGTGTCGACTGCTAAAAATACATCATCATTAGCTATTGTAGATATTTCAGATAAATCACCTGCGGCTATTGAATTAAAATTTGTACCATCTGCAACTAAAATATTACCTGCAGTATTTGTACCCATAGTAATATCATCACCTGATACAGTAAGGTCACCAGCAACTGTAACATTTGCACCACTAAATGTTAATGCAGTTGTAGTTCCTGATTTTATAATTAAATTTCCTGATGTGTTTGTTGCACTACCAAAAGTAGTTCCACCATCTTTAAAAAATATATCTCCACCGTCAGCATCTAATATAATATCAGCGCCACCATCTACAGTAAAATCACCACTGTCAGATATTGTGCTTCCATTTATTGTAATATCATCAACTGTTAAAGTTGTTAAAGTTCCTAATGATGTAATATTAGATTGTGCTGCAGTAGTTACTGTTGCTGCACTTCCAGAAACGTTTCCTGTTACATCACCTGTAAGGGGTCCTGCAAAAGCATCTGCAGTTACTGTACCATCAAAAAATGCATCTTTAAATTCTAAACTTGATGTACCTAAATCGATGTCATTGTCTGTTGATGGAATAATAGCTCCATCAGTTATTTTTATTTGGTCAGCTCCTGCAACTTTAAAATCTATTTGATCATCTGTATCTGCTGTAATACTTGTATCACCGTCTGCATCTAAAACTAATTCTCTTCCTTCAATGTCAAGAGATCCACCAAACCCTGCATCAACAAGATTTGTTCCGTCTGAATAAACTAATCTTGTAGTTTTTTCTGATACACCAAAAGTAATACCAGTACCTGATGCTGTTTTAAATTGAACAGTGTATGCACCTGATGTGCCATTAGTTACAATGTAAACTTTTTCAATTGAATCTGGAACAGTTACAATAGAGTTACCTGTTATTGTACCTGTTAATTTTATAACAGCGTGACGGGCTACTGATGTAGATTCTGTTGCGTCACCATCTGTAATACTTAATGCTGTTGTTCCACCACTAGTTACTGCTTGTTCTACGTAACCAGCAATTGCTTTTTCTACGATTTGTAAATTAGTATTAGTTTTTGTTCCCCAAGTACCGGCATTTTCGCCAGTTGCCATTAGTTCTATACCGAGATCTGAAAATGATGATGCCATAATTTAATTCCTTAAGGTGTTTGAGAAGGCACTGGGATTCTTACTGTTCCATCTGTGTAATCAT